CCCTTCTTTCTCAGGCATGACTATGCAATTTGGGGACTTGGGAGATACCAGTCCCCCTTTTACTTTTTTACTTGTTCATTAAAATCTAGGTCGATTCTCCATGCAGAGAAACCTTCCTTTACCTTACCACGTTTCTTTGCAATTGCTTTACCGATTGCCTTACGTCTGTTCATGAGATACTTGTCTGTTCCATCTGTCTTACCATCATTATTGATGTCTTTATCCTCCTGTCCTACAGGATCCATCTTCTTCTCATTAAAGATATTACCCACAGGTTTGTATGACTGAGCTAATGTGCGATAATCTACAGGAGCTTTTTGACCTGGCTCTTTGGACATATCTTTTTCATTTTTAGGTGGTTTTGGTTTTACAACTTGTTTTACTTTCATTCCACCCATTTCACTTAACTCAAGTTCCTCTTTCCTCATTTTTGCACGTTTTGCCTTTGTCTTTGCAATTACTCTGTCAGCAGCCTCACTTCTCTCTTTGTTTGGGCCGTCATAAGCCATCGCACCTTTCTGCATACGAGGTGCTTTCTCCTCTGTCTTAAATTGTGGATGATTAGGCATCTTCATTCCTCTTTTCTTCTCAAGTGCCTTTAATCTTTTTTTAGTTCCTTCTTTACCATCATTAAATCTCATCTCATTCACAACCTCTTCACCTATGAGTTTTTGTCTAGCCATTGCTTTCACTGCATTAGGAGCTGGTGATGCACCAAGTATCTGAATGAATACTTTCTTTTTCTCCTCATCTGAAGCGCCAGGCTTGAGTTTTCCCTTTGATTTATATCTAACATCAGATGCCAATTGTGATGCCTGTTTCTCTACATCAGAAGATCCAGCTGCATGACCTCTTTTTTCTTCATAGACTTTTTGATACGCACTCATCAAGTCATCTTGTAATTTTTGACTAAGCATTACTCTTTGCACGATTCTTTCTAGATTTATTTATAAAATTAATGATGATGGGATTATGTGTAAGTCTTTGAGTATAATTTCTCAGAGCATCGGTTCCAACTTCTCTCTGACTTGCAGGCACACCAGATACTTCTGTGAACTTTTCAGTGATGTCCTTGATCCAAGATTTAAACATTATGTTGTCCTCAGTGACTGCAATGATATGATTTGCACCTGTACGAATAATTCTACCAATTAAACCAGTGTTATCATTCTCTACAATAGATCCAACACGAAATATATTTCCATTCATATAGTTTTCACGAAGACCTTTCCAATCAAACTTAGGAGCAATCTCCCACGTTTCATTCTGTTGTTTTTTATTTGGTAACTTCATTCCTTTTTGTATCGCAGCGTATAACTCTCTCGCTTTATCGTCCTTTAAACTTTGTGGGATACCAGTTCTAAATGTGTCAAAGTCATCATCTGAAGCAGCCTTTCTTAATTTAGATGCGGACATGGCACTGATACCCTCTCCATCAGGATCACGATCACCAGCAGATATCACATTGATACGATCAAACTTGTAGAGTTTATTATTATATTTGTTTGCTAGATTTTCAAATTCTTTTTGTCGATCTTGACCTACTACAATATTAACAGACTTTGCACCTCTTTCATTTGCACCTTTCAAAGCATCAAAGATTGTTTTTGTCTTTGGGTTATTCATGATATGTTTCGCATGTTGTGGAAACATCTGTTGCATATATCCAATCTTTGTATCAGGATCTAAGGGATTTTTCTTCGGGTCATTTGATCTTGATGGATAGATTTCATAATTACCTTTACCAGCAACCTGTTTGACTTTATTCATAAGTCTTTCATGTCCAGTCGTAGGTGGATTAAAACGACCAAAAGCCACCGTCATATCAGCATCATTGTCATCCTTTGGATTTGGATTTGCAACTGTCTGAGAAGATACTGCTTCGTATATAAATCTTGTAAAACTCTTCATATTTTTGGTGCGGGCATGGGATTACCTTTCTCCCAATTCTTGTCTGCTGTGAAATTTGCACGACTAAACTCTAAACGATCTACAAGTTTCAGAGCTCTACCTGATCGGATTGCAACAAATCCTTCGGGTGCAGTCACACGATAACCATCTGGTGTTCTTAAAAAAGTTCCAAATGTATTCACCTTTTGCAATTTACGAATCATAAAATTTTTCGCAGCCTGTAAATTCATATAAGATGCAACAGTCATGTATATTGCCTGTTGATTATCAGCAATGAATTTAAGACCTTTATTCTTTAGCTCTAAGTATTTATCTTTTGTGGTTTTCATCTTCTTAGTTGCAATTTCCTTGTCTAGTGCATTTGAAAAATACATTGCAAAGTCTCTTGCTGTATTACGAGCGCCAATTAAATTTTTACCCTCACGAACGTATCGATTAAAGAAAGTCTTAAACATAATATTCAAGGTAAATTTATTCATGTTATTAGTCTTCATTAAATCAAGAAAACGTGATGCTTGTTTTAAAGATCCCTCAGTTTTATTCACAAGATTTATATAAGTTGTTCTCTCAGCTGGAGTCATGTTTGCCTCACCTGATGCATTTTTAAAATCAGATGATGTCACAAATACATTTGCGTTTCCTTGAATATTGATACCACCAAAACTAGCAGTCATTGTATCTAAAGTTTTTCCACTATATTGAGTGTGAAACACAATACCAAACTTTGCTTCATCTATTTTCCTACCAATATCACTATCTTTTGGAACAGCATATACAATTGTATTTGGTTGAAATGCAATGCAAGTATCACCACCTATATTTGCCTCATACTTATCATCTGTAAATAAAAGATCTCCTTGCACAACATTTGGTATTGAGAGAGTGGAAAGGTACTTATATGCATCTTTCAGTTTTTCTGCAAGTTGACCAGGCGGATACATGCGATCAACATCCTCTTCAGAATATGATATCTTTGGACTTACTTTATTGAACACAGACTTTGTGCCAACGAAAAATCTACCGTTCTCTGGATTGATACCAGAGATTATCGCAGGAGCTCCATCCCACTTCACAGTTACACGAGCATCTGCTGCACCCTGATCTAACATATCTCCAAGAGAACGAAGAAAAGCCACCGCTTCTTTTCCGCCTTGAGATCCATCATTTAAGATGTTGTCTTCTAAATGTTCGAGGTGAGTATTTTTCATTCGAGTTTATAGTAAGCAGATGAGAATCTAGATTGACTAGATGCATAAAGATATAAATCTTCAACTAATTGGTCTCTAACATTTTTATTTCTAATTGATTCTAATATATCTAAAAGTTGAGTAGCTTGCAATTTTGAGTATAGAAACTTAGGAGTGACTATCTTTTCGTTTTCTCTAAGTTCTTCTATTTGTTTATTTGTTAATTTGGCATACTTTTTTAAACCAACAGCAATTTCATTAAACACACTATCTGGATTTGATGTCACTCTACTTGCTGCGTTCGTTGGAATTTGAGAAAATCCATGAACTCTCAATATCATATTTGTAGGCCCTAATCCAATCTTTCCCTGATTTGCATTTGCACCTTTAACCTCACCTTGAAATCCTGTTAGTCCAAGTCCAGTTCCAAAAGATCTAAACTGTATTTTAGTTCCACCAGATAATTTTACATACGCATCAATGGACTTACCACTATACTCATACCCTGCATAATTTTTATCTACCTTCATATCACCAAAAACATTTTTTGCAGATAAGGAAGCACCTGATTGCATTTTTTTCAAAGATATTCCTATCAATTTTCCCCTTTGAAGTTGATCTTGTATGCATTGATTTAAACCCAGTAAAGTTTTCTCATCATCAACACATTTAAAATCATAATCACTTCTTACCATCCAAATGTCTGACGGATTCCATTTATTGATATTCATTCTCACACCCTCTGCCGATTTTGCTCTCTCAAAGGCAGCGTTAATACGATTTACTGTGGCATCTCCACGATGAAAAGTATATTTACCACTTCTACCAAAACGATTGTACAATGCATTAGCACCAGTCACTGATGATTTAATCCAATCGTCAGGTAAATTATTTCTTATATCATCAATATTTCCATCTATACTAAACAAATTAGAATATTTTTGAATTGTTTTCATCGTCACATCATTATTACTAATCGTCTTTCCCATTCCAAAAGCTATTGCAGCATAAACTGCTTGTGCTGATTCATTTCTTGTTGTATCCTCTGCACCAGCACCAGATCCTCCACCACCAGTTTCGGGTTTGTATATGAGTCTTACTTTCTTTTGATCAAAATTAAACTCTGTACCACCAAATGATCCTACATCTCTAGTAAGAGCACCAAAAGGTATTCTAGCTGCATATAAAGCATTTTCAATTGCATCTCTAGTACTGGATCTATTATTGTTTAATACTTTTATTTCTTTTATAGACTTCGTATCCTTAAGAACTGACACGTTATAGTTCTGAAGAATTTCATCAACCACTGTTAACTCCTCTTGTTCCATGCCTCTATTCTAACACATGGAATTATTTAGTGTACCCGTAGGGTGACACTAAATTAACTGTCACCTGTTTAAAAAGTAGTGATTTATAATTTCAATCTTCTCATGTGCTTGTGCAATGGCATTTATTTCAACATCTATGGTTCCCATAACATCTGAATGTTCCCCGATACCCACAGGTTGATTCAAATATATCTCAACATTTTGTGCATGTTTAGCAATCATGCCATTATAGTAAGCAATTTGATTATTTAAAATTTTTTCACGCAAATTAATCATAAGTCTCCTTCAGCACGATTTTCAGATTGATAAACATTAAACTCTCCGCCTGGATATCTCTTTTTCAACTTCTCTACATTACCAGCGATGACATCATCGAGTGAAATATCGAGTGCCATGCATGCCTGCATTACATACCACATAACGTCACCCAACTCAATAGTAAGATGTTTTCGATTGTGGTCGTCCCAAGGCTTACCTTGAAATAACATCTTCTTAACGATCTCCATAAACTCACCACCTTCAGCACTAATACCAACAGCAGCAGTAAGAAGCCGTTGAATATTGGAACCTTCTCCGTCAAGATATTCAATACTATCAAGAAAAGATTTATAATCTTTACTGGGATTGGATGT